TTCTAGTATAATATATGATCCTGATGAATGTATATCATGTCCTGCATCAGATGGATTTTCTTTTGTCAATTCACCAGATAAAATTCTTGGTATATTAGTTTGTGGTGTACTAGCTTGTGGTGTCTTGCTTGCACTCATATAGCTTTTTCCTATAGTCTAATAAATTACGTATCATAGTAGTATATACGTTGTGTATATGTGTTTCTTCTAATTTCTCAAGTTGTAAAATGTCATCTATCAATCTACCCTTTGCTGTATCTTCATCCATCAGAATCCTTTTGAACATATATTACACCTGTTTAGTTGAAAGAGAATCTCCCGTTGTATTTCCTGGAGATAAATTAGTTCCAGATGAATCGTTTTTAGTTTGTCCTTTACCTGTAGAATCAGGATTTTGTCCTGCTATAGTTTCCTGTTTCTTTATGAGATCTGTTTCTGCTTCTACTTTCTTTAAATCTGCATCCTTAGAATCAGATTTATACAGTTTTATAAGAGCCTCTTCTTCTTCAAAAGTTCTATCCGCAGGTACAATTTCGCCTTCTTTTAGTTTCGCAAACATAGAGGGTTTAGATATTGCGCTATCCATCCAAGATTTAACCAGCGCAATTTGCCCGTTTGCATCCATATCCACTCTAATTAAGTCTGCATTTAGAGTATACTCTATATCATCAGTTGGCAATTGCGCCCAATCTGTAAATATATTAAGCAGTTGTGTCATTTGAAGAGTGATATTATTAACTATTGCAGAGATTGTTATAGTTTGCGAGTTGTTTCTTATCAAAACAGAAGTTGCAGTCTCTCTAGATATGCCCTGATCCTTTAAGAGTTGCGCACCTATAGATGCCATAATTTCTTTAATAGCGTTTATGAAGTCTTGGTGTGCTGTTGCAGAAGTTCCGTTAAATTCTAACAGACCTACTTGAGATTCAGGATTAGATATAAGCCATATAGACTGTGGTCCAATAGTTGTAGGTACATTAGGATCATCTGCATCTATGCCAGTTATATAAGGTGTTGGCAGGGCTGTGTAGTGTAGCATATGAACTTGATCAACTGTGCGTTGAAAGACTGATATGTTAAGGTCAGATATGTCTTGTAAACGTGAACGATGTATATCGTAGTTATTTGCATCTGTTCCGTGTATGATAATAGGGATTCTATCAAGAGACTTTACATTTTTCTTTGGAAATATATCTACGCCAATTTGTTCTACTGAGTTTTCATTTGTTTCATATATACGTACTCTGTATGTTCCGTTGTATATGTCTAATACAGTGTATTTATCATATGTATCTGTTTCAAATTCATTAAGAGGATTGTCTCTTTCTAGTTCCTCTTTGAATATAAACCGTGTAACGCGTGGAGCGTCATCTACAGTTTCTACTTTAAAGGATACAAAGGATTCTGGTTTAATAAACTTAAAGAAAGGCTGTTTCTTAATAGTTGAATAATCAACAATCGAGGCACAAAAACCTTGTTTAAGAACTTGTCTTACTACCTCTGTAGAATATTCATCTATATTATTGCCTAGTAAGTCTATGTTATCATAGATTTCGTCATCAGGCAATACTTTTTGAGGTGGTTTTGTAAAGATACTTCCCAAAAAGCCTTCTACTATAGCAGGGTATAGGACATAAACTGGTGCTCTAGATACCATGGCATCATAGTCATCATCATCTTGATCCCCTAATTGTGGTACATAAAGCTTTCTGTTAGTATAAAGTGCATCTCTGCCACCATACAAATCATTATTCTGTGTCATAACTTTCTGTAAGAGAGATACTCTTACAGATTGAGGGAATGAAATTGACATATTATTTTCCGCTTTTTATGTTTTTAGTAGTATATGCTAGAAATTACTAGTATACAAGGGTTTTGTCTAATAAAAGCAATTATAATCCTCTTAATTTCTTCCTTTTTATGATTTTTCGTATCAAAGGGAATATTTGGTATATAGGATAGCCAAAAGCATCGTTTATATCATCTATAGAGTTTTCTGAACTTGAAGTTTTCTCAGGTAGTTCGGTTTTTACATTATATATTTGTATTTCAAGAGCTTCTGCTACTTCAGGACATAATGTAGAGTTTACTTTTAGTATGCCTGTTTTCAATGCAGAGTTTACTGATTGAACTCTATCCATAATTCTAGGATTCTTGTTTGGTGCTATGACCTTAAAACCTGCTTTTTTTAGTAGGGATATATCTGATAGTGTAATGCCTTTAGATGAAACTGCTTTACCAGACGCATCAGGGTAACAGATTATTTGGTGTAAAGGCCACTTATTCATTATTATTTCAATTAATTCTGGTGTATCTCTCGCTCCAGATATGTGGTGTACTGCGTGAAATGTGTTTCTTTTCGCATAGGCATAATCTTTAGGTGGACTTAGTAGAGGTTTACGCTCAACAAATATTATCCCATTCATGTTATTTACGTTAAAGTCAATTCCTATATGAAGTGTGTCTCTAGGTGAATCGCTAGTAGGCTCTATTCTTATTATGTGATCTGACTCACATAAGTCTCTTCTGTATTCAGAATATACGTTTCCAGAGTTTAAGTTTACAAATTCTCCGTTTAAATAGGCTTCTATTAGTTGTTTAGGATAGATTGCCCTAAGATTTGCTACGTATGACTTTGAAATATAAGGATTATCTTCTGTTTTTGCCCTTATTAGTCTGTAGTTAGGAGGTGGTTCTTTTTGAAACATTTTATAGCAAAAGCGGAATCCTTCAGGAGATGTTGCTACAACCATTTGGTTAGTTGCTTTTAAGATTTCTCCATCTTCATCTAAGTAAGGTTGTCCGTTTGGTTGTAAGTGTGGTGATCCGTCTATGTTCACTCTAACAACTGACTTTCTTGCTCTAGCCATACATCTGTGCCAGACTTCTTCTGCTTTCTCTAGAGGTATTGTGTCTAGTTCATCTAGAAATACAGAGACTACGTTCATTCCAATTATTGTTGCAGGGGAGTCCATTGATTTAACAATTACTCTTCCTCTACCTATGTTTGGAAAGAAGATTTCACCTGTTGTTTTAGATGCTCTAAATACAATTTCTGTGTCATCTAGGATTTCAGTTATTGTTGGTATTAGAACGTCTCTGAAAAGAGCAAAAATTGGTGTTACTAGTAGGAGATCATGGTTAGGGTATTGCAGTTTTGCAATCATCATCTTTGTTAATAGGATGAAGGTTTTACCAGATCCTAGTCCTCCTACGAATAGGAGTCCCGCTGAGTCTTCATCTAAGAGGATTTGTTCTTGTGTGTGTAGTGGCTCAAGAAGCTTCAAGTGTTATCTCCACTCTAGGGTTAGATGAGTCAATTGACTTTGTTATGTTTAGTTCTGTTATTAGGGAGTCGTCATCATAGACTTCTGCTTCTGTCAGGCTGTCTAGGAGACATTTTAGTGGAGCGTCTATATCTCTTGTTCTTTTGTCTTTGAAGTAGATTTTTAGAGTCATTTTTAGAGGTATGTTTGCTCTCAGTGTGAGATTGTTTAGGGTTACGTAGGATTTCACGTACTCTTTGTATTCTTTCCCTGCTTTCTTGATGTACTTTATTACTCTTTTGCCTTTTGCTATGTGGCCGTAGTATGCGTTTAGTAAGGGTGGTACTTTTAGGGTGAAGGTGTGCATTGCTTTATTCCTGTGTTTAGGTGTAGATTAGGGTATTTTTTATATATATGCAAGGGGTTTGTGCTTTTTTGTGTTGTTGGGGTTGTGGGGAGGGTGTTTTTGTTTAGTTAGTGTTGGATTGATTGTATTTTGATATGCTAGAAAGTGATTTCGGGAGGAGGTTAGGTAACCTGGGCATGATTTTTGCATAGGGGAAAATAGGGGGTAGCTTTTGTTGCACCGAAATGGTGCAAGAAAAATAACAGATAAATTTTAAAAAAGCAAGCATTATTTATTTATTGTAAGTTATTGATTTCATTACATTTTCTATCTTTTTCTTTCTATAGTAACCCTAGGGTAGAAAGATAAT